GGTATGGGGGGAGATAGAATATTATTAAAAAGAAAGAGGGGGGGGTTAATGTTGACGGGAGTTGGATTTGCGGGATAGTATTCGGGTGAGCTGTGGGGAGTATGGGATGGGGATCAGTGGAGGTTAGGGTGCCTGTGCGTGTTGCTAAAACTTCTAAGGGCAGATATTCTGTGCGGACGCCTGGGGGTGTGAAGGCGAAGGGGACGACGAAAAAGAAGGCAGAGGGACAGAAAAGGTTGCTTAACGCGATAGATCGTGGTTGGCGTCCTACCCGTCGGAAGAAGAAGTGACGACCCACACCGCAGCAGGTGGGGGAGGTTCGCCTCGGATTGCTCGAATCAGCTCCAGGGCTTGTGCGATGGACTTGTCGATAACCGCGGCGCCCTCCGCTACGCCTCTTACCAAGGAGGAAATCCTCGGGGCAGAGGCTGAGTTGGCCATTGCCTCGGTGGACCTCCTCTACTTTTTGGATTACGTGAAGGTCCTGAGGAGGCCCCAGCCTTTAGCGGGTATACCGGGCGGCCCCGTTCCGTTCGAAAAGTGGCCCCACCTCATCGAGTTCGTAGACGCACTCCAAAAACATAAGCGTATCGTCGTCTTTAAGACCAAACAGGACGGTTTCTCCACTACCATGACGGCCTATGAGGTCTGGCTATTTCTATTTCACCACGGTGCGAACATCTTGAACTTCTCCTCGGGGCAATCGGAGGCCAACGCACTTCTTTCCAAGGCCCGATACGTCTATAGACACCTTCCTGCGGCGTGGAAGGCGGTGTTGGACATAGATAGCCGCAGCGAGATGGCGATTGCCAACACGGAATCGCGCATTGTGGCGTTCCCGTCCACCCCCGACGCCGGTATCGGGGAGACGGCGACCCTTGCGGTCCAAGACGAAAGAGACTTCCACGAGTTCCAAGACGAGAATTTTGCGAACGTACAACCCACGATAGACTCCTCCGGGGGACAGATCGTTCTGGGATCGACCCCGAACAAGGGCCTGGCGCTTTCGGGGTTCAAGGAGATCGTGAAGGGTGCGCCCGGCAACGGTTGGCATCTATTGGTCTGGCCCTGGGAAGTGCGCGAAGACCGCGACCAGGCGTGGTGGGACGAGACCTTTCGCACCGTGCCCACCACGGAGAAGATGTCGCCAGAGCTGTACATGGAGCAGAACTACTGGTCAACGCTGGCCGAGGGGTTGGCCCCGGCGCGTACCCAGGCCGCGTTCAACCACGACGCGCTCAAAGGCATGGCGCAAGACGAAAAGCGGGTGGTGGAGAAGGTCGGCTTGGTCAACATCTACCAGCGGCGCCGGCTGGGCCATCGTTACGTTTGCGGAACGGACTCGTCTCACGGGGTCGGGCTTGATAACGCGGTCTCGATAATCCTGGACCCGGAGACCGGGTACGTCTGTGCCGACTTCATGGAAAAGACGATTACCCCGGACGAGCTTGCCCTTCAGACGTACAAGGTACTGCAGACCTACGAGGACTTTCTCTGGGGCATCGAGGACAACGACTGGGGGATACTGGTCATACGGGCCGCATTAGACGCGGGCTGCCCATCTCACAAGATATTTCATCGCAAAAGTAGCCAAAATGTGCGTAAAATAGGGTGGCACACGGACTCTAGGTCAAGATATGTTCTCTGGGGAGAGCTAATTGAGGCGGTCAACGCGGGGCATATCACTATCCCGAACCCGTTGGGGCTGTCCCAGATGTACCAGGTTATTCGCAACTCAGACCAAGATGGTAGAATAGAGGCGCAAATGGGCGGACATGACGATTATGCTACCGCGCTGGGGATAGCCTGGCAGATGCGAAAACATATCCAGTCTCGCTTCACCAGTCTGGCCAAAGTAACGAGTGTGTAGTATGGCCAAGATTAACGCCAAAGACATAATCGACAAGGTAGAGCGGCACGAACGCGACACCGTGGCGCTACGCAGCCGGTTTGAGGACGACTGGGCGCTTTACACCCTTGAGGAAAACCTGCCCCCTGACCCGCCGGGACACGAGGGGGAGAACGAAGACTTCCGCAAGCACACCACTCCCGATCCCCAGACCTACGCGGACAAGATAGTCTCGTGGTCTGTGATGGCGCAGCAGATTATTCGCATCCCGGAGCACTCGGAGGAGCGCCACAAACGAGAGATAGATAACCTCAAAGAGCTTTTCGCCATTGGGGTTCTGAACGCCGCTGACGAACGGCTGATAAACCTGGGGCTGCCCACGGTGCGGGACAGCGTATCCTTCTTCGGCGCCATAAGAGGGCCTATCATCGCTCGGGTGCTGATTGCCAAACGGCTTAAAGACGGCTCGTCTTATGTTGATATCACACCCTTTGATCCTCTATATACCTACTGGGGATATGATAACGAGGGCCTTGCCTGGTGTTGCTACAAGAGCGATAAGACCAAGCTCGAAATCGAGGGGGAGTACGGGGTAAAACTGTCCGGCGGCATGGAAGACGACGAGAAAGAGACGGTCTATAACTACTACGACCGAGAGCATAACACCGTCGTCATTGAAGACCGAGAACCCCTCAAGAAAAGTACGGTACACGGCTCTCCAAGGGTGCCTATAGCGATTGTCTTCGCGGGCTCAGCCCCTCCGATTCAATCGACTAAGGTCAGCGACACAGATAGGCACTATTCCGAGAGCGTTTTCAAGTCCATACGAGAGGTCTCCCAGAACTACAACCTCCTCATGTCCATCGCGTTGGAGCTGTCGGCTAGGGCCCGTAAGCCGCCGATAACGTACACGTCGGAGAGCGGCGAGAAAGTCCCCGAGGCGGGCCTATTCGAGACGGGCAAGGTCACCAGCCTGGCTGCGGGCGAGAAGATTGACAAGCTCGAACTGCTGGAGTTGACTAGAGATGCTACCGCCTTTATCGCGTTGGTGTCCGGGGAGATACAGCGCGGCTCTCTGCCATATTCAGCTTATGGCGAGATAGCGTTTCAGCTTTCGGGCTACGCGATTACCCAGCTTCGTCAGGGTATCGACTCCGTGATTCAGCCCCGGCTCCGCACCCTGGAGAACTTCTACAAACAGGCGCTGCGATTGCTGGTGGACCAGTACGTCACGGGGGCCTTTAAGCCGATAGAAGTCAGTGGCGAAGACCGTAACCGGAAGTGGTTCTCCCGGGAAATCACCCCGGAGGACATCAAAGAGGGCTGCGACCTGAACTTCAAGCTGGTCGGGGAGCTACCCTCCGACGACCAGGCCAAGGTCGCAATGGCGAAGATGCTGGACGAGGGCGAAGTCCCACTGGTTCCGCGTCGGTACATCTGGGACGAGGTGTTGGAGATGCAGAACACCGACCAGATGGCGGACATGCTCAAGGAGCAGATGGCCGAACGTGGCGCCCCGTTGGCACAGCTATATAATATGTTCGATGCCGCTGTACGGCAGGGCCGTGAGACGATGGCGGCCATCTACTGGGACGAAATCCAGGTCTTCATGGCTCAAAAGGAAATGGAACTGGCCCAATTGGGCATCAGGGGCGGCGCCCCGTTAAGGAATGGGGCCCAGAACGGCGGCCCGCCTCAACCCGGCATGGGGATGGGGATGGGGCCCGGTGGGCCACCTCAACCGGGTATGGGCATGGGGCCTATGGGCCCGCCTCCGCCCGGCATGGGCATGGGCCCTATGGGTCCGCCTCCGCCCGGCATGGGCATGGGCCCTATGGGCCCGCTCCCTCCGGGCATGGGGATGGCGCCCGGCTTTGCGCCCCAGGTCCAACCCAATATAGCGTTCACCGGCGCTCCGCCTCCGCCAACGCCACAGGGTGGCCCGTTAGTGCCCCCTGGGCAGCCTAGGCCCGGGGCCCAGTCCGAAGATGCCCGTAGACTCATGGCGATGGGTCTAATACCAGCGTAAAGGGGAGAATTAAATGGCGATTACAGACGAACGCGGCGTGACCTATACGGCGTCCACGGAGATACTCCAGGCGTATTTGGACGGTAGGTTCGACCGGACGCAGTACCTACGTCTACTGACCCGGTTCTACGAAATGGCTGGCTTCGAGGGCGTGGAGGCTGAGGACGCGGTTCAGCGCATGGACGACTACGGCGAGAGTGTGAAAAATTGGCAACTCATTAGAGAACAAGCCGCGCAGTGGCCGTCAGCCGATAGGGGCTTTGCGGGTACAATGCCCGTCACCGATTACCCGTCTCCACCCCCCGATCCTCTGGGCACAGCGATGCCAGATGATCCTTGGCCTTATCAGCCTACATCAACCTACTCCTCGTATTCATCAAGAGGGCCTACCCTCACCGGCGACACCGGCGACACCGGCGACCCTGCCACCGGTACGCCAACGGGCTTTATTCCCTACACTGGCACTGGCGAATATATGCGCTCAGAGGACCTATTTGCTGACCTGGTTTCTGGCATTATATCGCGTTCGCAATTCCAGGTCTTCATGAGTGACCTACTAACTCGGGCAGGCTACTCAGGGGAGAATCTGGCAATCGGACTGTCACAGGCCAATGCAGATGCTGACTTAAGGATGGGCATAAGTGGAGCATCCGATGCACGCGTTGAGAGTCCAGGCACTGCTGGCGCCGGGGGTACTGGGGAGTTCTCGCTTAGTCGCCCAGAATTGCGCAGGAAACGCGCCCTTGAGGCGAGCCAAACTCGTGGGGGGCGGCGTGGCACATTTGGTGAGGCCCTCTACGGCTCGCCGGGCTACACTCAGTCCTCCCCAATAGCACGCGGTATTTTGGAGCGCCAATTCGACCCGTTGAGCGCTCAGTATGCGCTAACTCAGGCAGGCGGCGGAACTCCGCAGACTTTTGGCGCGTACCTTGGTGGTCAGCCTCAGCCATTTACGCCTGGGAGTTGGCGCTCGGCGCTGGAGGCCACGCAACCTCTATTTGCGGAGGGCGCTACGTTATCGCCCATCCAAGAGGATTTCCGGAGCAGGCTGGAGGATGATGAGGTGGCGCGGAATATTATTAGCCAGTCAATGTTGGCCGGGGCCAGCCCTCTTGCTGGGGGCTTTTTGCCCGATATTGTAACCCGTCGTGGCATCGCGTTGCGAGGTCAGCAGCCCGATGTGTCGTTGTTCCAGCAGTACCTCGATAGGGGCTTTAGTCTATGACGATGAGCAACGGATTCTTGCGAAGTTCGATACCGCCTGATCCCATGCTGCCAATTAGCAATGGCACTTCGCCCTGGGCGGACTGGCTAGAGGAGGACCCAATAGGACGACGCGCCGCGTACTTCTCGTTCGCGCCACAGTTTGGGACGAGAAGCGCCGGGACGACAGCAGACCCTAGCAGGAGGGTCGCAGCCCCGATGCAGCGACGTTACTACGAGAACGCTTTTTCGCGTATTCAAGACGAATGGCTGGGGCAGTTGGGACGGCAAACGCGAGGAGTCGATATGAATGGAGCGGGAGGTGGGGTGCCAACGAAGCGGTTTGTAGATTATCTAGGAGAACTCCCGTTTACCGAGAAATATTATGCCTCGCAACCGCCCAGCGTACGGGGCACCCGAATGTCTCAGTTCGCGCCACGTTCAAGAAGGCTTATCTACTAGCTCATGCAACAGCACTTAGACGAGCAACTTCGTAGACGGCTAGAACTACGCCAACGGGACCTAGAGCAGCGATTCATGGGACAGCCAAAGTCCTCTGGGCTGCCACGACCTACCACGACGCCACGACCTACTACAGTTCCTACTCTTCGGAAACTCTCCCCGGAGGTAGCGCGTAGCGT